CCCCTGATGGGGGTGGTATTAAAGTAGATTCTAGGTTTTAAATGAACGGTCTTGTATTAAATGTGGATAAGTGAGGAGAGTGAGTAATGGTGGGAGGTTGGGGAGAAACCCTATTATTTCAGTAGGAGGCCGGTTTACTGATAAAACCACACAAAAAGAACTGGCTTTTATCTGGTTTGATCTGACGAACGGTGTTGCAAAAATTAAAGATATAGGAATCATGTAGTTAAAGTGTTGTTTTGTAACAAATGACCTAAGTTTTTGACCCTCTGGAGTTTTTTGGCCTTTTTTGGGGGTTCCCGGAGCTGCCAGTTATTTTTTTCAAATCTGTATAAATGGATTTTAATATCTGGCTTGTGGTTTTTCTTTATTTTTATTACTATTTTTTCTATAATAATCAATAGTTAGTAGTAATAAACCAGATAAAACCAGTTAATTTTCTCTGCATAACAGAAGCGAAAAGGGAACCCCCAAACCCAACTTTATTTTCAGTAACAAAAAATCAAAAGGAACATTTATGAATGTCAACAATTATTTAACCACTAAAGTTGTAGTGGATTCAGATTTAGTAGTAAAAGAGGAGGGAATGAACGCAAAAGTGGAAGATTTTGCAGGTGACATAATCAACTTAGTTTTAGTTGCCGCAATTGATCCCCACAAGCCCCTCCACCCCACTCAAAAAGAAGCAGTAGACTTACTATGGCCTATGATTTTAAAGATGCAAGAGAACGACACTAGAGCGCCTTCTATCGGACTGGATAATTTAGATACTTCCGAACAATTAAATTTAATTATTAAAGGAGTTTCTGAAGGTAAGTTAGATTTTAATCAGGCACAAAAGTATTTAGAACTAATAGAGAAGAAATCTGAGGTCGGAGAGATGAAAGAATTGATGGATATGCTCGATTCTGCGGAACAAAACGACATATAATGTATATAAGTATCTCTGAGAAATACTTATATACTGATTGTCTAATGATACCTCTACATCCCTTATATACATCCAATTCAGTGTATATTATAGTGTTTTGGTACTAGAAATCTTTAGATGAAAATGTCAAAAAAGAGACGAAAAAGAGAACATAAATGATCAAAATAACAACTAGAAACATTTACAAACAGTCGAATAGAGACTTAACAAATTTTTCAAAATGGTACATGAGACTTAAGGTCAAAGACCCCTTGTTCCCAAAGAATGCAGATTCAGAATTAAGCATAGTAGATCAAGCAGTGTTAATGATTTACTTAGAATTTAAAACGAATAGAGAAATAATACAGGAAATGCACGAAAGAACTGTTGATCATTACAAATCAATAGATAGGGCTGTTTTACAAGAACAGTTTGATAAAAGGGTTTTATATAATAAAAATGTTTCTATGGTAAGAAAAAAGGTGGACGAAAAGAAAAAACAGATAAAAAACAAAAGGAATAAATAGATGAACGATATAAATGTTAATACTTGTGTCGAAAATATAATGGAGATATTGAGGGTTAATCCTCAGATAATGTCGTCAACAGATAGATATTCAGAACATGAATTATATTCTTTTACTGATGATATACAAAGTTTAGATTCAAATGAAGAATCTAAAAAACGATTAGAAGAAATGATTCGATCTTTTGAAAATAAAAATATGTATTTCTTTGATTTTGTAAGAACACAACAGATTGTGTGTTTTCAAATGATTCTTCTGAACAGACAATTTTCGGAACACTATAATGGCTAAGATAAACAGAAATAAGTTAAAAAAGATGGTCAAAAAACGGATAGCCCTACTGACCCAAGAGAAAGGAAATACCCTTGACATATTACTATTCGGAGATGAAGCACCTGAACATGGTGGTCTTCGTATCGTGTTACACAAGGATTTTTCTTACGAGCAATAAAAAGGGGCTTACGCCCCTTCCTACTATATATATGGGTGAAGGTTAAGAGTTGAACGCCTTGGCGAAGATAACCATGTTCCATACTTGGTTTGCATAAAATGCGCTGGTGTCTTTATTCGACTTAGTTTTAGGCAAAACTTCAGATGCATACGCAATCAATTCTTCTTGAGTACATTCTTTGTTCTGTAGAACATAATCAGTAAGAATCTTATAGTTCTTAGTGAAACCAACACCACCACGAGGCTTACGTTGGATTTTTGGGAGTACTACCCCCGCAGTACCCGCATACCCCCGGATACCCACCATACATTGCTTCATGGTGATGTTCAGGTTTGTACAGATTGATTCAGCAATAGCCTTTAAGTGTTCGCCGCTTTCTACTTTAACACTAGACATCATGGTAGCAATCTTTTCGTTACGATCTTTACTGGTCATTCTTAATTTGTGTTCAACAACTACAAAGTTAAAAACCTTTTTAATGTCGCTGAACTGTACACCACATTCAGTGTACATGTTTTCCATGATCTTGTTGTCAGTTAAACCACCAGTAATTCCGTCTGTAATGACTTGTACGACTTCTTGAGATACTTCCATTGATATATTCCTTTGATTGTTTGTTTGTTCACATACCTTAATATATAGATACGTGTTTTTGTTATGAACGTGAATATTATACGAACCTTTAAGTTAAAACAACACGATAAGTAAAACTATCCCATATATATTCATAGGTGTTAATAGTTATAAAAACTTTTATGTTTGTATAAACATTTTTATATAAACAATCAAAAATATTTAACAAATAATAAATCATAATATATTTTAACAATAATTATAAATATATTTTATAAAATTTATAAATATATTTAAATATATTATATTAAATAAAATTATAAATATTATTAAATAATATATATAATATAAAATATTTATAATAATAAAAAATATTAATAAATAATTATAAAAAATATATAAATAAAAATATTTTTATTTTAAATAGGACTTTTTAAGGACTTTCATAGGACTTTCATAGGACTTTTATAGGTGTCTATAGTGCGTTTGTTAAAACTTAATTAATTAAATCCAAAAATAATAAAAATGAAAAATAATTAAATCCAAAAATAATAAAAATGAAAAATAATTAAATAATTAAATAATAAAATAATTAGTTACAAAAATAATAAAGACAAAAGTTAAAAAGATAAATAAATAATAAATTAATAAAAACAATTTAAAAAATTTACTGAAAAAATTTGCAAAAAATAAATCTGAAAAAAAATCAAAATTCAATAACAGAATGATAAAAATTTTTTGATGCATACCATAACAAAAAAGTATGTTATTTTTTTTCAACAGAAAAAAAATAACATAGTTAGCGCTTGCTTGTTCAGTTTTCAAACACCTAGTTTTTTCCGACATTCTATATAGTATAAATAATTATAGAAATAATTCACAAATAGCTTGCAAGAATTTATAAATAGTTTTAAGATGAATCATAAACTAAAAAAAGGAAAACAAAATGTTTTTACAAGAAATAGAAGAAATTGAAATTCTGGATTTAGAATGGTCATTAATTGATCAAATTGGAGAATTTGAAGAAATTGAAATTAAAGATGTTTTTAATTTTAATCAAGCAGAATATGAGGACTAGAATATGAATATAATTGACAGATTAAATTTCAGCACAACAGATTATACTAACAACGCTATTGAGATAAAAAAATGGGGTGATGTAAATCACGTGGAAATATTATCACTATATTTATTAGAAAATGACATATGTGAATCAGACGATGACTTTGATTCTATTATAGATTTAATGAAAGATTTTGGGCAAAACGATAAGTCGTTTAATACTTATTTTTTTTGGATAGATAAGGAATAGATAATGATCGAATATACTAAATTCACCAAGATCATTAAAGACGGGTTCAAAAACAATTTGACTGAGTCTGAAATAATGAACGAATTAGCGATTGCTGGTTTACCTTATGGGGAAATAAGGCAATATTTCAGGCAAACTGGATTAGAAATAGGTGCGATTTATTCAGCAGAAAAAAAAGCTGAAATAGTTAACGAGTTGATTAGTCTTACTATTAAGAGTGATTCAAAGCTATCTTATAAAGCATACAAGCTTATAGAAGATACTTTACAAAAGCAATGTACGTTTGACGTAAAGACTACATTTAAAAACGTCTATCACTCTATAACAGGCAACAAACAGCCGTCAAGAATTAATAATGAATTTGTCGGGCAATATCGCGTTTTATGTGACTATCTTATGAAAAATCCACTTGCAACTGAAGCAGAAATAAAAGCGTTCAAACTTCGCAAAATTGGTAAATCAGGTGATCAAGATAATCAGATTATTAAAATGGTTAACTTCATGCACGAATTTTATCCTGTTTACTTAGCTGCAAAACAAAAAGGTGATAAATAATGAGCAAATTAAAAATGTTAGTTGATAATATCGAACGAGATTTAATACAAGTTTTTAATCACGGATCAAACGATAATGTTTTAGGTCTAAGACGTTTCAATATTGTTATAGATAATGTTCAAGTCTCTCAAGTCATGTTAGAAATTGAATGGTTAGAAAATAAAAACGATAACAGAGCCGCAATTATTAATGGCGTTAAATTTAAAAAGGTGCATATATAATGCAAGCTATATTGATAAGAACATTATCACCAACACAAAGAAATAATAATATTAGATATAAAGCATCGTGTGTTGCTAGCTCTAATACTGTTAATCAAGTTGGCGAATTTAATTTAGAGCAGAATGTTAAAAATTCTGTAGATAAATTACTGATAAAACTAGGATGGAATGATTATGATTATGTAATTGGACAATTAAAAAACGGTGATTTTGTAGCAGTATATTGCGGGGATAAATAAATGCGAATATTAAAAGCAAATTTACAGCAATATATAGCAGATAGAAATTCTGTCCAATGTGATAGCGGCTCTGTTTACTTTTTCAAGTATGGGCATCATACGGGTTGGCATCGTGTCGAGTTATATATGGTAGAAGCTAGTGGCAATCTATCTTGTGTTAGAAGTCTAGCAGCGGGAACACCTAAAGAATGTATAGAACAATTAAGAGGCGAAAATTATTACGGGTATAATAATAGGTGCGAAAAACCGAATAGGGTTCAAGCTTTTATTATGCTTCAAATGACTGGTATTGATTTTACCGATAGTTATTATCGTACAAATAGTTCACAGAAATTAGCATTAAAAGTATGGGCAAAACTAACAGGTTATAGATATTCTGATAAAACAGGACGCGGGGTAACTAAGAATCAAATGTTTTTTGAAAACCTAGCAAAAAACTAAAACCCGTTTTGAAGATAATAAAGGATGTTAAAATGGAAATTTATAATACAAGAAAGATTCATATTTCATTATTACAAACTAATGATTTAATAGAGCATAATGGAGTTGTAAAAACAGTTTGTAAGAAAGATATTACATATAATGGGTGTGGTAGAAGTGTTTTTGGTGATTCTTATCATTCAGGATATAAACCGGTTTTGCTTGTTTTAGATTATAAAAGTTAGTTTTGATAATAAATAAGGCTATTAAAATGAAAATTAAAAACCACCACTTGGAACACATGAAAAGACAAATAGATATTGTTTTAGAGAAGTATCCTAATGTTGCGAGTCAATATGAAAAAGGGCTGTTTGCAAATAGCGATAAAGTTAAAAATCTGCAAATGAGGTTTTGTTTTGACGTTGCAAAAGCTGCAAAATTAAATGTTTTTTTCTGCGATGAACTATATTCATACTTGAATGATACTCATATATTTACAGCTCTAAAACACTGCTTACCAAAAATAAAAAAGGATTATTAAAAATGATTAATTTAAAAGAAATAATCGAAAAAGCTGAAAATGATGGTATTGAAAACGAAAAAAAGATGCTAATAGAAAATTTTGAAATGGGTGATTCAATACAATATTATCAGAATGATATTAAAAAAATATTGGCTGAAAATTTAGGTCGCGAATTGAGCTATGAAGAATATGAAGTTGTTGAAAATTATATCATAGACGAATGGGAATTATGGCAGGTTAATGATTGCGCTGGGTATTATAGTGTATCAAAGGATATGTTTTCAGTATGTCATTATCACGAATTTGATGTTCATTGTAGTATTAGAATGACACCAAATCGAAAAAAAATAATTGAAGAAAGTCTAGGCGTTATGATTAGAGACTATAATTATGATGAACAATGGTGTGGTTTTCTTGTCTACAATCCTATTTCTTTAGAGATAGACTTAGGTATTGATATGATTGAAAATGCTTTACTTGAAAGGGTTATATAAAATGATTTACAACAACATTGCAATAAACGATATTTGCCTACCTGATTATTTTTCCGGTCATACAAACCCTGTTTTATACGTTTCAATATATAAAGATATGACAAAAATAGAATTAACAGAATCACTATTATCAGAATTAAATGACGGATATATAGAATCATATAATGATGAATATGAAATAGACTATGATTCTATAAAAACAGAAATACAAAGTGAAGGTTTTATATTATCAGATAAACCGTTTATTGATACTATAGAAGAATCAGGCAATTTTGAAGTTGTTGCTCACTTTGTTTTAATTGAGGAATAATAAAGATATGATAACACAAAAACAATTTAATGATAAATACGATGGTGAGTATAGATTTACTGCTATATATAAGGATAAACATGGTGATATATCTAGTCTTAATTATGAAATTATTATAGATAGAATAGAAAAATTCTATTCAATAAATAAAAATAAGAGTATGTATTTTTGGTTTTCATAAATAATTATTAATAAAATAACTTTAAAAATAAGTTATTTTTATATCGTCGTACACTCTATTAACGGGGTTTATTATCCCCATGACTTTTATACCTTGTGACCGATTTTCACATATTTTTTCAAAAAATCCTCCCAATCCAAACCAAACATCACAATATAATAATACTATAAACCCATTGACACCTACTCATTTCCTCAGTATAATCCCTAACACACAATGTAACTAACCAATTCAAAAGGACTTAAAATGATAACCTTCACCATCCTCACCCTCCTAACAATCCTCTCAATAATCACCTCCATCTCCCTCTTCCTAACCTCTCCTCCCTCCCACCACCATTACACTTACCTCTACTCAAACAACGACCACATGGTATACTCAAACGGCTTACAAACAAAGTTCCTACCAATAGAACCAATCACCTAAATTAGGAAAATAATGGAGAGAGTCAAGACATTAGAAAATGAAATGATGGCTCTCTCACGCCTCAACACGAGACTACCAACTAATAAACGAGCGACTTACCAAATATTTCCTCGGAGATACTTTTAATCATCACAGAACAAGACCAAAAGATCGAAGCTCTAAGCAATCAACTATTACAACTATCAAAGAACACTCTAAACACAAAACTTTACACCCCCCCCTACAAACCAATTTTATTTAAATCCTATTTCAAACCTTTATAAAAATTTTCCGATAAAATTCCTTCTAAGCCGGTAACACTCCAAGGCAGCTTGAAGACTTGATAATTTACAGGCCAGCGTTACCGGCACCTAACAAAGGAATATCAATGAGCAACGTAATCGATATTAATAAAATCCAAAGAAAAAAGGTCGACGAGGATCTACTATCAATAAAAATAGTAGTCGAAGACCCTCACACAAAAATCGAACACACTACCGACCTATTAAAAATCATTAAAGTAGTCAAAAATCCAGAAACCATCAAAGATTTAGACCCTGATATGATGGTGGCGATAATCAGACAATGGATGCAAAATAGAAAATGAGTATTAACAAACCACCACATATAAAAGAGTTCAGATGTTTCCTTAAAGGCGGATTCGAGTATTCAATCGGCTATATCACAGAAAACAACAAACCTATCTATTACAAAACGCATTATGGTGAAATGCTAGACTATTCCTTACCAGAAGAAGGCGATATAATTCGCATCCACAAAGACTTCATCCTTAAAAACAACAAATGGGAATTATTAAACGATGAGCCAGTATCCAAAAAACAATATTCAGTATCACCCCACCTTCGGCAGTAGATGCAGCCTTCAAGAACAAATATTTACCAAAACTTATAAACTCCACCAAAGAAAAGTAAGAATTACCCTCTGCGGTCACAGAGATTACGAAAATAAAAAGGAAATGATCACATGCTCACGCTCCAACTGTCCAACGATGAAGAAAACGACAAAATTGTAACCTGCCCCGGCTCAATCTACCGAGGCAACGTTTACAACGGCATAACTAATCGCGGATTCAGCATAATGAAGCGATTGAACAAGCAAAAACGACTCTCCTGCCATGGTTGTGAAGGTTGTGGTTGGCAAGACACTATCCTATTAGAAGTGGATGACAAAAACTTCCCATTACTAGGACTTGAGAATATAAACCACGGACAGCTCTACAAAATAGAATTAATCCAAAAAATTCCAGCAGACGGACGTGAAATTGATCCAGAAGACTATTTTCTAAGGTTGAAGGAATACAAAAAGGGAAATAATGTATAACTTAACATTACCAGTACCACCAAGCATAAACGGATACTACGGTCATATTGCAAAAGGCAATAGAGTAATAAAATATATAAAAAAAGAAGGAAAAGAGTATCGAAAGTTTGTAATTCATTGGTGTATTAGAAATAAAATGCAGCTACGAGCAAATCTACCATTACAAATGGACATAAAATATTATTTTAAAGACAAGAGGAAGAGGGATTTAGACAATCCTCTAAAATCATTATTAGACGCTCTCACACATGCAGAAGTCTATGAAGATGACGACCTAATCCAGAAAATGACCATAGAAAAATTCTACGACAAAGAAAATCCAAGAGTAGAAATTACAATCTCACAATATGAACCAAAGGAAGAATAATGCTGACACAAATTTTTCTCTCATCAGCAGTATTGATGGTATCTTCGATTCTCTATATATTTTGTATCGACAGAGACAACATGACCCGTAACGAAAAAACAGCAGTAAACATAATCCTAATAACATCACTATCTCTATTAGCAATCTCAATATTTTCCCGGTTCTTTATCTGGATGTGGAGATGAAAATGTCTGATTACCACATTCACATTAAAATAAATCACGAAACAACACAATTTGACTTCGATCTGATGGTTGATAACGAACAAGGGCGGAAAAAGATCGTTAATTTTCTAAAACACTGCAAGAAAAAAAGGATCATGTATGATTTTCTCACACTTTAATCAATATGCTCATGAAAGCATTGCATTTATGCCGTATAATTTCCTCCGTCAATGCCTAATCTAAGTTTCACAATCACGACCAATAAGGAACTACAAATGTTAAAAAGGAAGGAAGACACCGTCTTCATCAATAAAGATGATGGTACACCAACAATATTAATGGGCGACTACTCTATTTTAATAGGGTCAGTCACAGAACCTAAGCGTAATGCACATGGCGTTACAATGGTTCACGCTGATAATGATCAAGAACCATTCTTACACATATTATCCACCCAGCCCGAAACCCTAAAAATCATCATTGATAGAATGAATGATTCTCTAACTCAGTTTTTTCCAGAAATACCTCATGCAAAAGCACAAATCTCAATTGGTGATTTATCAAATTATCTTCAAGAAAACACCGATTATAGAGATCAAATGATCTTGTTAATGGCCAACTGTTGCAAAAAATTTGGTTGTGATAATCTACTATCATCCAATATTGCCCAGCTTATTGTGTCGATGGTATTTGGTGTCAAGCCTGAACCAGTAGATGACAAAGTAGATAAAAACCAACACTAAAGGAATAATAATGCAAAACAAATTACAAGAAATGTTCGAGTTACAAGATACAATGAATTCAACAGTCAATCCTGAATGGAAAAATTTAGGTTGGAACTTCCTTCGCGCATTAAGAATGGAATGTAGTGAATTGATTGATATGGTGGGCTGGAAATGGTGGAAGAAACAAGGCGATCTCGACATCCCACAAATACAACTAGAATTAGTTGATATTTGGCATTTCGGAATGTCACATTTAATCATTCACGCCAATAGCGGGGATACGCCTTGTGAAATGTCAGAACTGGCAAGATACTATTCAAAAATGATGGCGCCAAACAAAATCCTATACCCATCCTCTATTGATGCCATAGAAGTGATGATCAAGGATTCATTCCGAGATCGTTTCAATCCACAAACATTCATGACAATTTGTGAGGAGTTTCATCTGGATTTCGACAAACTCTATGAAATGTACATCGCCAAGAACGCACTCAACATCTTCCGTCAACAGAACGGTTACAAAGAAGGTATATATTCACGCGAGTGGCCTAAATCAAATCCAACAACTGATGACAACAAGATCTTAGAAACAATCATGGAAGTCGCCAAACAATCAGACGTAGACCAAAAAGGCGGAATGTTCTCATATCTAATGTGGCAGATGGATTTATCCTACAACTATCAAGATCTTGAAGATCTATATCAGTTGGAAAAAGATGAGGACTCAACCAGTGCCTAACATAACCACCATTTCCAAAATTCTAAACAGCGTTTGTAGCACAACAAGGGGTGAAAACGAAATAGTCGTTTCTGATGATTTTTGGAGATTCTTCAACAAAAATCCTAATACACTTTCAAAACTAATGATGTACCTTGGTGAACAAAGTCAGGATTGGATAAAACACTATTTAAAGACTGGCTATGATTGGTCTGTCTTTGAAATAGATATTGAAGCCTGCTTCAAAGGCGATATGTGGTTTGAAGAAAACCCTGTCTGCGAATCAGAAGAGGTTATTGCAGAATTGCCACATGGACTATCAACCGCACCTGAAATCCTACAAATCGCGTTTGATACCATTTCTCAACGTGGTAAAGAACGCGATAAAGAAGATGGTGAGCGTTCAATGTTGGCTACAGTAAATGCTTTTAACGCATTGACTGGTCATAACTTGACCGAAACCGATGGCTGGAAATTTATGACAGTGCTAAAACTTGCTCGTTCTGGCGCCGGTGGTTATAAACTAGATGACTATATTGATATGTCAGCCTACGCTGCTTTAGCCGGTGAGTGTGAAAACAACAAACATTGTAAACGATAATATTTACTGTTATATTCTAGAAATAATAATTTTCATTTGGAAATTACAAAAAGCCTAGCACTTAGCTAGGCATTTTTGTTTTTCTTGGGAAGAAATGAGAACACTAAAGCTAACAAATTCACAATCAAAATTTATAACCGATAAAGAATCAAAAGCCATAGCTTTTGTAACAGGTTATGGCGGCGGGAAGTCGTTCATCTTATTTTTAAAGATGGTACAACTGAAGCTTAAATATCCAAAATATGATCTATGCTATCTATTTCCAATTTTTTCAATGTTCAGAGATATTCTATATCCAAACTTTGAGGAAATTCTGGATGAGCTTAATATCGGCTATCGAATAAATAAATCTACAAACGAAATATTTTTTGACGTTGGCGGTAGAATCATCCTTAAAAGCATGGATGATCCAGATCATATCGTTGGATTTAACGTCCTTGCGGTATTTTTGGATGAATTAGATACACTTGCTACCGATAAAGCCACTGAAGTTTGGATGAAAGCCATTGCTAGAGCGAGAAAATGGGTTCATAAAGTGGATGATAATGGGTTTCTTCTTTACGAAACAGTAATAGAAGGAAAGATAGTTCAGTTTAACGAAAAAGTTTTGCCAGAAAACCCCAACATAATCATGCAATATGACTGGGATGAGCTGATAAAAGAATTTCCAGACCTACCACCAGAGCAATTTGATGGTAAAATTCTTGAAGTTTCAGAGCTGAACCAACTATTTGTAGGTACAACCCCAGAGGGCTATCGCTTTGTATACAAGATGTTTGAGAAGGAAAAGCCAGATAACTATCGGTTAATTCAAGCATCCGGTAGAGAAAATGTATTTCTACCAAAAGATTACTACGATGATATGCAGAAGGTTTACCCCGCCGAATATGTAAACGCCTATATCGAAGGCCAGTTTGTCAACATGGCACTTGGCACCGTTTATAAAAACTTCCATCGTAAAGACGACAAATTCGATTCAAGTAGAAAAAGCTGCGACTCAAAAGAAACCTACAGACGTGGTGAAACACTCCATATCGGGATAGATTTTAACGTACATAATATGAATGCCATTGTGTATGTTGACCGGGAACCACTACAAGCGACTGAAGAAAACAAAGGCTATCCGTATGTTGGACAACCAACTCTTCATGCCATCCATCATTTTGATGGTCTGAAAGATACGCCGGAATTGATTCAAGCAATCAGAAAAAGATACCCAATTAGTCCAATATTCACATATCCTGATGCAAGTGGAAAAAATGCTTCATCTAAGGGCGTAACTGTATCTGATATTTCGATGCTTAGAGATGCGCTTATGCGACCTAAATACCCAAGTAAGAACCCACGCATAATGGATCGTGTTTTATCAACCAATTCAGCGTTTAAGGCTGGTCTTCTATGGGTAAATGTGAAAAAATGTCCCAAGCTTGCGGATTCACTTGAGCAACAGGTATTCAGCGAAGCAACAGAGCTTCCAGAAAAATTAAAAGGTTCGTCGATAGATGATATCAACGATTCAGCAACCTATATAATTCACTTCAGATACCCAATTAGCAGAAAAGCGATGAAGTCCAAAAAACTCAAAGGCGGCAGAAGAAATGGCTAGTAGATTATCCCTATTGACAGCTTTACAGTCATTGCATATTCCGTATACATACAATGTTCTCAAGCAACAAGACTATATTCGCCAAAATTACATACTATATGAAGGTCGTGATTCAGTAGTAGAAAACAGAAACCTACTGTTTACTAGACTTGAAGATCAAACCGATGATGACTTTCTCAATTATGTGAATCTTGCCGTAATCGAATTGGTCTACAAAGCCATCGTCAATGCTTATGTTGGTACAATTTTTTCAAAGCCACCTGAAACCGATCTTGAATTAGATGAATATACCAATGTTGATTTTGTCGGAAACGACTTATCCCAATATTCATCTTTGGTTGTTGCTGAAATCCTGAAAAATGGTTTCGCTGCATCTATGATCGACTGGAACGATGAACAGAAAAAGCCTTATATGCGATATATCAGGGCTGATGATATTGTTGGCATCTCTACCAAAGAGAACAAAGGCATCATCACTTTAGAAAGATTCATCTTCAAGGTATGTGTTGAAGAAATCAGCCAAGAGGATGAATTTGAATA